CCGAACAATCGACCATGCAGCGGGCCACGCAAGGAACCAAAGACCTGCTGCAAAGTCTGGATACTAGTAGGCCAGTAACGCCCGTGGTACCGCCTGAGGCCCCTGTGGCTGGCGGTGCGCCAGCCATGGCCCCTCTGGCTACATCGGAGGCAGCCCCCCCTCTAGCCGGAACGGCCCCAGTTGCCGCTCCAACTGGCCCCACAATCCATGCAGAGTCCCCCCTAGCGGCGTCCGAAATCCTTTCGGCTGGCATCCAGCGCAAGGCCGAAGAGGCTGCCGCCGCCAGAACTGCTGCCTATGCGGCGAAGGCCGCCATTCCAGGAGAGTATAGCCGACAGGCACTAAAAAGCTCCGGCGATGCAATTCGATCTGACTTGTCGAGCGGACCTATCGAGAACCGCGTTCGAGTAACCAGTTCTACTCCGAAGGCCACCGAAGCCCTCCAATTGATCGATGAGACGATTGGCGGCAGTCCTCCGCAGGCTCTGCCGAATGCTGCGGTGCCAAAATCGCAAATGACATTGGAACCGATCACTGGCGACACGATGGAGGGCGTTCGAAAAGGTCTAAATCAGATTTATGGAGACGCTTTGCGCTCGGCTAATGGTCCTGGCGGCAATCCAAGTGATGCGCGGGCAGTCGGACGAATCATCGATGCGTTCGACACTCATATTTCGAACGTCGAGGACGCTGGCGGCTTCTCCGGTGATGCGAAAGCCCTCTCTGATGCACGCAACACAGCCCGCGCTTCCCATGTGGCTTATAAAACGACTTTCGAGCCACGGAATCCAGGCGACAAGGCAGGTTCAAGCATCGAGAAGATCGTCGGGAAATTTGACGGTCAAGAAGCTGGTCCCGATCAGGTCACGCAGATGGCTTATGGTTCCGCTGGTGAACCAGGTGGCACGCCAGCAGCGCAATTTGCGCAGCGAATAAAATCTATATTCGGTGAGAATTCTAAGGAATGGGCGGCCTATAAGCAGGGCCTCGCCTCTCACCTCATGAATGATGCGACTGGCAAGCCGCTCTCGCCAGCGGATGCGGCAGACCGAATCGATCAGTTCTTGAAAGCCCCAAAGGGCAAAATCTTAGGTCAAATGGCGCTAACTGCCGAAGATCGCGCGGCATTGGCTAATCATGCCGAGACATTGCGGGCGACTCAGCCTGTGGCACTGAAAGACCTAGGAACCGTGGATAAGTTGATCGGACGCATTACAGGCCGTGATGGTGGTCCGCCTGCATCGATCAATGAAGTCACCGATTATCTATTCGGGCCCAGCAGCGGCAAGAAGGGACTTCAATTCCAACTGGCCACGCGGTTAAAGCGTGATCTATCGCCGGAAGGCTTTAATGCCTTGCGCACTGGCATGTGGTCGAAGATGACCGGAGTCACCGAAGGCAAGACCGATCTGACGCCCAAGCGTCTGTCGGACAATCTTTTCGAGTTCTTGAATGGCTCGGGCAGTGACTTGTCGAAGGTGCTCTATTCGCCGGCCGAGAGGACTGAAATGCTGCGGTTGGCGCAGGCGGTCAAGATGCACGTCCCGATCGCCGGCACTACCAATCCATCCGGCACGGCGCCGATGCTGTCGAAGATCGCCCGCGGTGCCTCGCATCTGTTCTTGCCGACCGTTGGACTTGTCCATGGCGGAATTCCTGGTGCCATCGTTGGTGCCGCGGCGGACAAGGCGATCGGTAGCGTTTCGGCGGCGCGTGCGGCGCGCAAGGCAGGATTGTTGTATTATGGCCCGCAGCGTAGTGTTGCGACCGACCCGCGTTTCGCCAAAGCGGCAGGCATCCTCACTCGGGGCGCCGCTCAGGGGCAGGTCGGCGGTCCCTAACGTCAAGCCATCGAGCGATGGCGACAACTCCCACTAACAGCGCACCGGCGATCGTGGTTCCGATCAAGCCGATGAAGGCAGGAATGATGTAAAGGCGCAGTGCGACCATTATTCCGATGAAGGTCGCGACCATCGCAATCCGCAGGAGCATCGGTATGGCTGACAGTTCTGTGGACATTCCCGCGATCATCCGTGAAAAAGCGGCGGCTTACGGCGTTGATCCAGACACGCTTTTGCAAACGGCTAAAGTAGAAAGCAACCTCGACCCCACTAACGCTAATCCCGCGTCCTCTGCGAGGGGGTTATTCCAGCAAACCACCGGAAACTGGAAGCAATATGGGAACGGCGGCGATCCGCTCGATCCAGTCGCTAGTGCTGATGCTGGCGCTCGGTTCATGGCGGCGAATCAGAAGCTACTCACGGCATCCGGTATTCAGCCGACGCCTGGTGCGCTCTATCTGAGTCATTTCGCCGGGCCCGGGGGGGCGCTGAAGGTTCTCAAATCCGATCCGACTGCATCAGCGGCTGATATTCTCGGTCCCGCGGTGGTCAAGGCCAATCCATTCCTCGCCAATATGTCGGCAGGTGATTTGCAGTCATGGGCTGATCGCAAGATGAGCGGTTCGGCACCTGCTGGTGCGCCTGCTACCGCCGCGCCGACTCAAATGGCGTCCGCTGCTCCGGTCGCTGGCGGTGCTGCGCCTGACACATCGGCGGCTGCACCGACCGAGCCAGCAATCAATCCAGACCTGATGGCGCAGTTGTCAGCCGTTCCTAAAATGCTGGCGCAATCGCAGCCGGATGTTTCGCAGCAGGCACCTCCACCGATGGCACCGATGTTCGATCCATCAGCACTCGCTCGCGCCCGCATACTGTCTCGTGTTATAGCTGGGCAGCCGATTACGGGATAGGATTTGTCCAATGCTACGTTCTCGACCTTGGTTGATGATTATCGCACTGCTCGCTCTGGCTATCCCAGCGCAAGCCGCGATGTGGCAGTGGTCCAAGACGCCATCCTCGAATGCTACTGCGGATCCCAGCGTGAACTGGTCGATCGGCATGGCCCCGAGTGCAGTGGATGCATCGGGGCGTGCCATGATGGCCCGCACTGCGGAAAATCGCGACGACATTTCGGGCCTGCTTTCTGCTGGTGGTACTGCGACTGCCTATACCGTCACGACTAATCAAGGCCTTCCCGCTACTCCGAATGACGGGCAACTGCTTGGATTCACCCCGACCAATACGAATGGGGCTGGCGTTACTCTGTCGGCGGACAGCGGCGGTGTTTTTCCAATTCAAAGTTCGGCTGGTACGGGAATTTCCAGCGGTTCTTTGGTATCCGGCACGCCATATACGGTGAAGTTCTCGGCTTCGGCTTCTGCATGGGTCGTGCGGAATTTCTTCGGCAGCCCATTCACAGTGCCGATCGGCGCGATGCTGCCTTATACCGGGACGACTTCGCCAAATTCCAATTTCATATTTCCTGCAGGCCAGTGCATCTCGCGCACGACTTATGCTGCCTATTTCGTGCAGGTTAGCACGACATATGGTGCTTGCGATGGCAGCACGACTTTCGGCGTTCCAGACATGCGCGGTCGCACGATCGCTGCGATTGATAACCTTGGCGGCACGGCGGCCAATCGACTAACGACAACTTATTTTGGCTCTGATCCGACTGTGGTTGGCGATGCTGGTGGTTCGCAAAGTCATACGTTGACGCAATCGGAGTTGAGCGTTTCGCTAGGCACCGCGACAAGCACCGTTACCGATCCTGGCCACTCGCACGTTGAAACCGCCGCTCCTGGTTCAGGAGGATTAAGTGGCGTTGCAGTGCAAAGTGGTGCATCAGCGCAGGCTGCTACGAATTACACAACGCTGGCCGGCACGACAGGGATTAGCGTTGCAACTACTATTACGAACGCTGGTGGTGGAAATCCTCACGCCATTGTGCCGCCGATGATCGTGCTCTCCTACATACTTCGGGTGCTCTGATGACCGTCCTCCGCACCAATCTTCACAATACCCGTGATTCTGCGCGGCAGATTCGGTTCGAGCCGACAGCGGGAATCACGGCGACAAATGTCCAGAAAGCCGTTGAACAAGGCGGCGGGGGTGGAGGTGGTGGCGGTCCAGTTGTTCCAACGAATATCTCCTTTTCAAACTCGCCATATACGGTGCTGTCGACCGATACTTTCCTCGCCGTCGATACGGCTGGCGGCGCAGTGGTTATTGATCTGGTAGCGGCTGCGTCTCGTTCGCTTCCCATAACCATCAAAGACATGACCGGACATGCAAACACTAATCCAATGAGCATCGTTCCGAATGGTGCAGAGACTATCGATGGCCTAAGCCCCTATTCGGTTGGCTCCGATTTTGGTGGCGTCCAACTCATTCCGCAGACTGGCGGCTATATGGTTGCCCCATGAAGATTATCTTACGAATCCTTATCGCCTTTGGCCTTCTGCTCGGACAGGCCTACGCGCAACAGGGCGCGCAGTTGCCGGCAGGTACTGCGTTTGGCAATGCGGGATCATTGAGAGCGCCTGCTGTTCCTGTACCGTTTTCGACGATTGTCTCGATGGGAGGCGGCGGTGGAGGAGGTGGCGGCTCGTCGACAATAAATCGGCAGGATTTCTGTTTAGTCGGAATTACGGGCTGCCTTTATACATTTAGCTCCGGCGCGACATCGGTAACTCTGGCCACGACGCCAGCCAGCACGAATTCCGTCACTGTCTCGTTTAACGGGGTGACCCAAGCCGGAAACACTTGGTCGCTTTCCGGCAGCACGATAACATTCGCCGCTGCTGTACCATCTGATGTGAAGGTGATCGATGTCACGTCTCTGTCGGCCAGCATCTCGAGCGGCACGGTCACGAGCGTTGGCCTATCCGATGCTTCGGCTACACCGATCTACGCAATTACCAATAGCCCAGTCACAAACTCTGGAAGCCTTACATTAACACTGACTACTAAAAGTCCGAACGTGGTGTTTGCTGGGCCATCGAGCGGAGGGGCGAATCAGCCAAGCTTTCGCTCTTTAGTTGGCGCTGATTTGCCTTTACCAGCCGCGGCCACATTGGGCGGCATTAAGAGCATTACGTCAGTCGCGTCTAACTGGATTTCAGACATTGGAACAGACGGCACGCCGCATCAATCACAGCCGACATATACCGATCTTGCTGCTGGTGCGCCGACATCAACGGCGTCCGTCCTCGGGCTCGTAAAACCTGATGCGACGACAATCACGATTTCTAGCGGAATATTGACCGCCGCTACGGCTACATCGTCGACATTGGGTGTTGTGAAGCCGGACAATTCGACAATTACAATCTCGGCTGGCGTGATTAGCGCAGTGGGATCATCGCTCACGGTCGGATCCACAATTACCGGCTCATGCACGTCTGGCTATGTTGTCTATAGCAATTCCGGTGTTGTCGGCTGCGAATTGCTGGCTGGTGGCGGCAATGTCAGCAACTCTGGAACACCTACGATTGGACAGCTTGCAATCTGGACCAACGCGACGACCGTACAGGGTTTGACCGCGCTACCGGCCGCAAACTTTCCAGCCCTTACTGGCGATGTGACAACTGCTGGCGCCTCGCTCGCAACGACCGTTGCTAAGATCGACGGATTCGCCATGTCGATCGGTGGGACGGTTACGACTGCGGGAAATGTTACCTTTGCAGGGGCATATCCATTCACCGGCACACTGACGGCCAGCACTAGCGTTACGTTCCCGACATCAGGGACACTGGTCAATTCCGGTGTGGCAACACTTAGCTCGCTAACCTCGGTTGGGGCGCTGGCGTCTGGATCGCTTACGACCGGCTTTACCGTCGTGCCTGCTGCAATAGGCGGCACTGGCGTTAACAACGGTAGCAATACGCTGACGCTTGGCGGCTCCATGACGACAACTGGCGCAGCAACACCGACGTTTGCCTTCGGCTCAGGATCATGGACTTACACCTTTGCTGCGAGTGCAAATGATTCGGTCGCTCTGCTAGGCAAAGTCAGCCAAGCCTTCTCAGGTGGCGTTCACTTGACCTCGTATAATATCGGCACAGTGTCGAGCGGAACAACGACTATCGATTGCGGTAATGGTCCGAGCCAATATCTAACCAATGGTGGAGCATTCACGTTCGCAGCACCTAGCAGCGATAGCCAATGCCTTGTCATTGTTACGAACAACGGTAGCGCAGGAGCTATTACATTTTCTGGCTTTACGGCAGAGGCCAGTCACGGTGACGCTCTTGATACGACGAATGCCCATAAATTCACGGTGAGCGTATGGCGTGGTAATTCTACCGCCGACTACCGCGTGGTGGCGATGCAATGATGAAAAAGATTTTTGCATTTCTGATCTGTCTAGTGGCATTTACGTCGCCAGCGTGGGCGAGTATTACTTTCACTGCTGCGGGAACGCAGTCCAGCACATCGTCGAACACTCTTACATTAAATAGTTCGTCTACAAGTCCAGCAAGCATTCCGGCTGGCTCGGTCATCATATTATCCGTCACCGACTTATCTGGCAGCGGGACGCTTAGTTCCGTCGCAGACAACGCCGGAAACGTTTACTCGCTTGCCACGTCTAAAGCGCTGAATGGCTCATCCGCGACCGGAACAGGATTTGTTTATATTAGCTACACCGGAAATGCGCTGAATCTTACAGCGAGCGGAACAATTACTTATACTCTTAATTTTTCTTCTGGCCCGCGTTCTGCTGTTGCCAGCGTCTCGTATGCAAGCGGAACGCTGCTAAGTTCGTCCGTATTAGACGCTACCGTTACGGCGACGGCGAGTGGGAACAGCGGGACCATTACGGTTGGCTCTGGCATCCCGGCAGTAGCTAATGAACTTCTGATCTGTGTATTCTCAAACAATAATGCTTCGACCTTTACGCAGGATAGCGGCAACGGTTGGGCTGCACCGCCGACGAGAGCTATACAAGGAAGTTCTTCTCAGATCGCAGGCGGGAGTCAAGTAGCGAGCGCTGCTAAGACCTGCGTGCCGACATTGGGCACGAAAGGTTCGTGGGCCATTCAGACTATTGGGCTCAAGCCAGCAGTAACGATTGCTACGCCGTTTATCTTTCTTCCGGCTATCGTGCCATGAGGATTCATATGCTCAGATTAGCAAAACTCACGGTGGCATTTTTGGCTCTGACTGGCATTGCTTTCGCGGCTCCGCCGACCACGACAACGGTGCCTAGCCAATTGCTGACGATGCCGCTGGATAGCATCCTCACGACGATGACGCCGACTACTGCTGGCGCCGGATTTAATCTTCCGCAGGGGGTGGCTCCAACGGTGCCGAATAATGGCGACGTTTGGACAACGAGTGCTGGTTTGTTTTTTAGAATTGCTGGCGTGACTGTCGGCCCGATCGGTGCAAGCGGAATAACGATCAACGCGACTCCGGTCACGGGGGCGACGGCTGGACAAGTTTTATTTAGCGATGGTTCTAAATTGCAGGCCTATTCGATCACGGGAACGGCTGGCAATGCTGTGATGTCAAATGCGCCGACGATTGCTTCGCCAATATTCACTGGCACTGTTGCTGGCAACGCGACGATTCCTTTGTCAATACTAGTGCAGGGCACTGCCAATTCTATGATCGGCAACTGGTCGAACAGCACCGGGTATTTCCAAGCCAATACGATGCCGCCATGTCCTGATACGGGCGGCCATCTCAATTATGTTTCAGGGGCCGGTATTACCTGTGGAACTGGCGGTAGCTTTGGCGGTCGTGTTATCACTGCGGCAGGTGCGGTCACAATCACAACTTCCGATGATGTGGTAATCATCAAGAAATCATCGCCTGCGACGACAACGGTAAACCTGCCATCTAGCCCGGTTAACTGGCAGAAAATCAGGATCAAGGACGGGTCGTGCAACTCAGGAACCTTTGCCATTACGATCACACCGGCGGCTGGCAATATCGATAATGCATCGACCTACGTCCTCAACCGCAACTGCCAATCGGTCACGCTGACCTATGACGGCGCTCAATGGGACACGCTGTAATGACCAACCTGATTAAGCCGGACAAGAAACTGATCTCGTCCAGACGCAAATTTATCGCTGGCGCTGCCGCGGTGCTGGCAATGCCTGCGGTGTTTCGATCAGATGAGGCGCGGGCGTCTTTCGTGCCGGGCCCCTACGAACTATGGATCGATCAACTCGGCGCCAAGGGCGACGGCAGCACGGATGACACCACGGCGTTTAGTCGCATTGCTGGCTATCTGCCGAATGGCGGCACGGTTCGCCTGTCCAATGGCAAGAATTATCTATCGTCGTCAGGATTCACTATTCCTGAAGGTGTGACGCTTGCGGGACCGTATGGCCAGATCGGAATGAACGGTCTGACCGCAACGCATCTCGCCAACTTCCGCAGCATTACGCTGGGCTCTGGTGCGACCATCACCATGAATCAATCATCCACGCTAACGGGGTGTGCAATTCTTCCGCAGGGAATGACGTTCCCGCAGTCGAGTCCTTCTGCATGGACAGGCACTGCGGTTACAATCGCACAGAGCAATGCTTGTGTTGAAAATTCAATGATTGCTGGCTTCGGTCTTGGTATTCATTCGGAAGGCACGGTTTCTGTTGGCGTAGACCGGACATATGTTCGGCATTGCCAGATGGATAATGTTGCTGGGATTCAAGCGGGATATTGTTTTGATGTCTCACGCTTTGAGGACATTCATTGCTGGCCGTTCTTGACCTATAACTCAGGAACTCTCACACGCACCGGAACGGCCTATTTAGTAGACAATCCGAATGATTGGGGCGAGTTCAACTATTGTTTCGCGTATGGCTACGATAAAGGTTTCAGCAATTCGGGGGCAAGCTCTCTCACTTATAACTTATGTGGCGCGGATACGTGCGCGACCTATGGATTTGTCCATTCCGGCACTCCAAGCGCCGACGTAAGCTACATCGGATGCAATGCGGGCGGATGTGGGAATGGCATCTACATTTCTAGTCAGTATGCCGGTGATGCGATAGCAACTATCTCCGCCTGTCGCTTTTGGTCAAATACCAACGGAATAGCCGTTGATGCATCAAACCTTATCCCAATCACTGTGACAGGCGGTTCGAATCGCGATAATACCGCATGGGGAATTAATTGCGCTTCTAGCCATACTGGTTCCAAGATGACAGTGACCGGCGCTGTGTTCCAAGGCAATTCGAGCGGTGCCGCTGCCACATTAGCCACTGGCGTTTTGACCTCATGCGTACTTAGCGGTGAGACTGTCACCGGCTTTACGCAGTCGAACAATATCTAATGCAGGATAATCTTTCTAAGGCGCTCGACTTCATCACCACTGACGAAGGTGAGGAATTGAATGTCAGCCCTGACGAACCGGGTGGCGCTTCCAAATGGGGAGTGACGCTCACCGATCTATCTGAAGTTCGCGGTAAGGTCTGCACGGTAGCCGATGTCGCTGCTCTCACGCAGGATGATGCGAGCCAGATATACGGCACGAGATTCGCTGTCCCTATTCATTTTGATGAATTGCCTGGCGGTGTCGATTATCGAATGCTCGATTGCGCCGTGACGCTCGGTGTCACGGGCTCCATCCAAGCCTTGCAGATGTGTCTCGCCATATGGCCGACGACAGGGACCATGGATGCCATTACACTGGCGGCTGTGAAGGCTGCGACTCCATCGGTTCTCGTGCTGCAACTTGATGCCGCGTGGTTAACATGGAAACGCGGCCTGACTCCGACTGGATTTTCCAAGTACGGTCATGGCTGGACGAATCGAATCCTCAAAGTTAGGAGCCGCATAGCGGCAATGGTGACGTCATGAGTTTCGCTGCGATGGTCGCTTCAGACGGCCCACTGCAACTCGGTGTGCGAGATGGTCCGGACGTTCGCGCGCTGCAAGTGGCACTATCGAATGCGGGCTATCGCGTTGACATCAATTCCGGCACATTCACGGCTGATACTGAATACTGGCTACGGCAATTCCAGAAACAGCACGGCCTCAATATCGATGGCATACTAGGACCAACTGCGGCGGCGGCGCTAGATGCCCCATCGTCGGTTCTCATACAGACAGCAACTCCGCTGGTCGGGCCTACCGGCTTCCCGCATGACGACTCCGCATCGCTGATTGCGTTCTATGGCGATCCGAGCGTGAACAACACGGCATGGCAAGAAGCGAACCTAGTCCCGGTCGTTCCGCCCTATCAGATGTTCGGAGGCGACAACGACGATGGAACATCTCCGGTCAAGAACATCTATTTTCATAAACTGTGCGCGCCGAACCTGTTGGCGGCCCTAACCGATATCTGGAATTACTACGGCAAGGACGACGCCAAAATCCATGCGATCGGGATGCATCGTTTCAGCGGTGCCTATAACTACAGGCCGATCCGCGGCAGCACGCGATTATCGGATCACTCATTTGGATGCGCCATTGATTTGGACTCTCAAGACAATCCGATGACAACGGACTTTAGTATTCCCTACAAAATGCCACAGGCATGTGCTGATATCTTTAAGTCACATGGTGCATTTTGGGGTGGAGATTTCAAACACAGAAAAGATTATATGCACTATCAGTGGAGCCAGGAATAGATTGTGATAAACTGCCAGAATAGTTAAACATCGCGGGCAACTAAGGGGAATCACCTAATGAAGTCGGCAAAGCTTTTACTAGCGGCCTTTCTGATTATTGCCCCGCTTTCGGTGTGCGCTCAGACGCCTCCGATTACCCTTACCCCAACGAACGTGACTACAACGACTCTTCCAGCAACGGGTCCTGCGGCTACTGCTGCACCTGCGGTCACGCAGAACACTGTTTCAACGACGGGCCCGGTTGAAAGCAAAACCACCATTAGCGTCGGTACATTGGCCGGCGAAGTCCTACAATGGCTCGCGGCTGCGTTTAGCGTTCCGATCGGCGGTTTGCTCACGGCATGGCTCTATCGCCTATTTAAACTTGCTGGGGTGAATGTTGCGGATGGTCTGCGGACAAAATTGCAGGAGATCATCATCAACGGCTTGAACGCCGGTGCCAAGAATACGGCCGACCAGATGCAGGGCAGAGGCCAAGTCGAGATCAAGAATGCAGTGGTGGCTCAGGCCGTAGTTTATGCGCAGGCCCATGCCGCCGAAACGCTTAAGCAACTTGGGCTCGATCCGCAGAGCGGCGCCGCGGTGGAAGCAATCAAGGCTCGCATTGAAACCGCCATCAATGATCCGTCTGCTCCTACGCCGCCAGTTCTAGACGGCCATCCAAAGGCTGCATGAGATGAATTACAAAACTGGAAAACTACCGGCGCGGCCTGATGCTGTCGGTTTTAAGTTCGGCGCATTTTTTAATGCTGAAAAGTTGCCGACGCCACCTGCCAAGTTCGGTCATTACGGGCTCGGCATAGGTCTTAATTTTGGAATGCTCGCAAATGACCAATACGCAAATTGTGTATTCGCTGGTGCTGCTCACGAGCACATGATCTGGACCCATCGATCGGGAACCGGCCAGCCTGTCGCATTCAACGATGCGTGCGTACTGGCAGATTATGGCGCGGTGACAGGATTTGATCCGTCCAAGCCCGCCAGCGATCAGGGCACCGATATGGTTTATGCGGCATCCTACCGCCGCACGGTTGGCGTTGCCGATGCTCGTGGGGATCGTCATAAGATTGATTCCTACGTGGCGCTGCGTCCTGGTGATGCGGACCAACTCGCATTGGCGACCTATCTGACGGGCGCCACGGCGGTCGGGATCCAATTTCCCGATAGCGCGGAGAATCAATTCGACAAGAGCGAACCGTGGGACGTTGTGCCTAATGCTAAGATAAATGGTGGCCACTACGTCCCCTGTGTGGGACGTAACAGCGATGGCAATCTGCTTATCGTCACCTGGGGCCGTTTGCACGCGATGACGCCGAAGTTTTATCAGACCTACTGCGATGAGGCGCTGGCGTATGTCTCCGTTGATCTAATGAAGGACGATCTCTCTCCGGATGGGTTTAATTCTGTTCAACTCAGTCGAGACTTAGCTGCACTCGCAAACTGACGGAGAAACCGTGAAAAGACCAAAGTGGAGTTGGTTATGGATGTGGTTCAGCAATGACCCGATATATTTTCCTGTAACTACTCAGCACGAAGCGGTATCAAATCTTTGGCGAGCCTATCTACGAGAACATCTGAAATCGCAACGAGGCAAATAGGAGAGAATTATGGCCGATGCAGTACAAGGCACCCAAGTTGATCCTGACCGGCTAGCGGCTGCCCAAGCGGCAGTAAGGCAAGTCGTCAACGGGTTCACATATGACGGCTTCAATGTTGGAAGCCGGGTAACGGCGGATGAATGCAATCAGGTCGCCGTTGCTGTGATGGCGGCTCTCGAGGCTTACGATTCGTCGAAGCCAATTTAACGGAGTTATCAAATGAAGAATTTTCTACGAGTTCTTCCGATTGTCGGCACGTTGCTGGTCGGTGGTTGCGGTGTGACCAACCCGTTTACCGGCGTTCCAGTCACGGCGGCTGATGTTCAGGCTGCTGCGGTCGCCGCTTGCGGCTTCCTGCCTACGGCTTCGACCGTTGCCAACATCATCGCTGCAGGAAATCCAGCAGTGGCTACGGTGTCAACTATCGCCGCGGCCATTTGCTCGGCTGTGGTCGGCGCGAAGGGTCGCAGGCTTGGTGGCGCTGTGCCGAACGTGAACGGCGTTCCTGTTCATGGGCGCTTCGTCCAGTAAGAGAAATGGCCCCTTGCCTATCTGGTGAGGGGCCAATTTTAATGGAGCGATGTGATGACACCAATAATTACGGGCGGAGTTGTTGGGACCACATGGAGCACTTGGCGTCGTAAGACTGTTACGATCTGCGGGCTCATCGCGGCCATCACCGGGGCCGTGGTCGGCGTGGCTAAGGCCGCACCAATCATCGAACCATGGTGGTATGCCCATCGAGGTTACGTGCGAGAGTACGATCAAGAAATAACTGGGCCGTTGCTTCAGCGCATCATCGAAATTCAACTCAATCAGAACTCCGACAAGCGCCAGCGTCTACTCGACGAGGTGCCCAAGCGTGAATTGGAATTGCAAAGCGACCAAGCCAAACAGCTTCCGCAGTATCGTGCTTTAGTTCAATCGCGCGTTGATCGCGTTAAGGAAGAACTGAAATCGCTCGACGAAAAGGATAAATCTTTGTTCAGCGAGAAATTGGCAAAATAGAAAAATGCAAACAATGCTGGCAAATCTTTTCCGGAGAGATAATTATGGTAGCTAAAGAAAGTGTCGATAATATCGACCATGATCCAACAAAAAACGTTTTGGACTTGGTGAAAGCCGAGTCAAAATATCAAGACGGTATGCGTAATGCTCTCGGAGAGTTACAAACTTTTGCGCGTGAATCAGAATCAAAGATGCAGAATTTGATGCGTAATGCGGAGACAAATCGTATAGATCAATTGGCAGGTCAACGGCAGATTTATGAGGCTCAAATTGCCAATATGCTTGCGAAGTCTGTCGAGACAACCTCAAATTTGGTATCTACGCAGTTAGTTCAAATTCAAAGCACGTTTGATGCTCGAGTTTCTAAACTGGAGGAATACCGGCTTAAAGCCGAAGGAAAAAGTAGTGTGGCTGATCCAGCACTCGCATCACAACTCGGTATACTGGCTGCAGGCCAGCAGGCGGTACAAGATGCTTTTCAAAAAACTATGCGGGAACACACTGAGCTTGAGATGAGCTATATGGTCAAGATGTCAAATAACATTGAGGCTTTACAAACCGTTGGTACGAAATCAAGCGGGAGAGATGCTGGCAGGCGAGAGGTGATAGCATGGATTGTTGCTGCCGGAATGTTTATCGCGGCTCTTATATATCCGTTATTCCAAGTGTTGCATGCCACGGCTAAATAGATGCGCATTCACGTTCGGGCGAAATGTGAACGAGTACGGCGGAACAACGGCATGGTCGAGGTGTTATTCACTCGCCGTCAAAGCGAAGAAGAGCATGTTCTGATTAACGTGGTCTGGAAAGATAAGGCCTTCGTTGAAGGCAAAGAATATCTGATTGAAATACAACCGGCTTTTCCGCATGAAAAATGAGGATATGCACAAAGTTCTTTCGGCGCTAAAACGGTACTTCGATTCTACGCCCGAATGGGCTAAGACTATCATCTCAAAACAGGAGAGACTCATGGCTGCCATGGACAACCTAACCGCATCTGAGACGCGGCTAGAGACTATCGCGACTGCCGTTCTTGCCGACATCGCCGCGCTTACCACGCAGTTAACCACGGCCAATACCGCGAATGACCCTGCCATCCAAGCCGTGGCCGACAAGATGACCGCGTTGGGCGACAAGCTGCAGGCGGTCGTTCCTGCTGCTACGCCACCGGCGTAAGTCCCGCGTAGATCCCGGGCCGCGCTGCGGCTCGGGCACTTAACCGATGGTGGAGGACGTCATGGGAATCATCGAAGCTGTAATCCGGGCTTTGCTCTATCTCTGCTGCATCGCCCTAGCGTTTTTCCTTGTCTTGTGGGTTCTCGGCTCGATCGGCGTGGCATTGCCGATCATGGTGGTCAACATCCTCAAGGTTATGTTCGTGCTTATCGCCATCCTAGTCCTTGTGAGACTGTTCTGGCCGATAGCGGCTGGCTATCAATGGTTCGGGCCGCGCGCGCCGTAATGTTTGCTGGTCGAAACGCACTGCTCTTGCTGGCAGTTGTCGTGATGGGGATCGCATTGGGGCTTTATCTGTCCGGAATCGACAACTGCTGCCAGTTGCAATAATCGGGTAATTTACGGAACCGCCCCCTTGCGTTGGGGGGCGGTTTTTCGTTAGGCTCGGCGCTTCCCCATCATCATCCGGGGCCAAAGTCCACGTTCGCTATTCCGCCTTTAACCAACGGAGAACGACATGCGACCGCGCCTTTTATTGCTTGCCATTGCCTCCACCATCGCCATTTCTGCCCCAGCCCAAGCCCGTCATTCCCGCACTGCACAATCCGGTTCCGTTACCCGCTATTGCGGTGATCGAGTATGCCCATCCTACGGAAAGGTGGCCGATCGTCCTGTTAGGGGCCGCCACGCTGTCAGCCAGGTGCCCCACCATCGCGTAGAAGCCTACCGTAGGCACCATGAGGGCCATAGGGAGAGGATAATCGCTACACGGCCATCTGTGGGCGAATCCGGCTCAGGGATCGTCCATTCGTCTAAAACCGGCGCGATCGCCCATGTTGCGGCGCGGTATGCTGGAATGTTTCAGGCTTATATCAACGATCTCGAGCAGAACTATGGGGCTGTCGTGAAGTTCATCGGCGGTCTACGCCGCGGGCGATGTTCTCCGGGCAGCCAGCATCCATGTGGCAAGGCGTTAGACGTCTGCCAGTTATCGCGCGATCAAGTGGACGGTCGTTGCCATCTGCCGGGGCGTTCTACGCTTATCGCGGTGGCTTCTAAGCATGGTCTGCAGGAAGGCGGTCAATGGTGTCACGGTGACATGGGCCACGCCCAGGTCAGTCCAAGTGCCGGACCATGCGGATCGCAAATGATGGCACGGAGCCACATGCGTCGGCGCCATCACGTTCGGTACGCTCGCCGGTGACCAGACGTTTCCCTGATCCATACCGAACTGGACCGGCATCGCCATTTGTCGGGACGATATTCCGATGGCTTATCGTTATAAGCGCATTTTTTATTCTGGTGGCGTTTTGGTGGAGATAGAATCTACGGCTCTCAAGTTTCAATTTAAACCGCTAATCACTGCCACTTATTACCAACGCGGCACACTAGCCCATTGCCGTAATCGACTAGCGTGTATTTTTTGCCTTCACGCCGAGCTAGTTCGGCTTGCATGATGGCAACCTTGTCGCGTTCGGTCCTGCGGCGATCTTCGCCGGTAACAACGTCAAACAGTTTTCCGAGTAGCTGCGTGCCGTTGCTCAAGAAAAAATCCTCTATCTCGCGGCCTTGACCGCGTTGTAATCGTTTTGCGCCTCGACCATCCGCGCGCAATGGGCGGATCGGTGGTCACAGCTTTTGCGACACTCCAAATGGGCACAGGGCGGCGTTAGCCGCTTGAACACTTCCCTATCTTCAAGTGGCGTCGCCATCACCCGGTTCCTATTTCGTTTTAACAATCTGGTATGTCGCTGCGACCGCGCAGCAAGCGAGAGCCAACATAGTGACTGATGCGCTTATGATAAATATGTTCATGGGTATGTCCGCCATTCCAAAATCCTCCTATTTTGATATCTGTACCGGACGAGTTTCCCAATCAACGCCCATTTCTTGTTGAAAACTAATTACGTTTTCCTCAGTCCACAATCTTGTGCGTCCGTCGCATGTGCGGACGCGCACCCATTTATGACTTGCACCAAAGCCGATCACCTCACCGCAACAAGTGTCAAGGTCAGGATTGTTTTTGGTGGCGTGATAGACGGGCTCTCCAATTACGACTTTCATTTCCTGGGAACCTTCCAAAACTCACCACATGAATAGCATCGCCAGCGATAATAGCGCGTGCCAGGGCTTTGCAAGCCCCGTTCCCTGTGAAAAATAAAACACCAAATTCTGCGAATCTTCACGATGCCCTCCTAATTTCACTCCAAGCACTTATCGGATGGTGGCAGACGCCTACGCTTCCTGCCGATCACCCCGAACCCGAAACCTTCATGCGGCGATCAACTCCGCATTCGTCGGGTTTAACGTCCCAGGGCGTCCCCCGGACCATCCGATAAGCGCTCCTGCTCATTTAAGACGTTTGAGGACAAACTGTGCTGCTGCATAACCACCTTGCGCGGCCATGACAACGAGAGCGACAACCGCGACAACGCCAAGGAGTAGCAGCGTGATTGCCCCGATCATTGCAAGTAGTGGACTAGCCATCAAATTTTCCTATTGTGTCATCTTAATATCGGCCAAAGCCACCCTGGCGACCTGTGCTGCTTCCTGGCATTTATCGCAGCAAGTGTTATCTGCGATGCTTTGCAGCGCCGTTCGCAACCGCTCGATTGTGGTCATGGCATCCTCTATGTTGCTGGCAACGCCCCTGGAAAAGCTTGCCTCGCATCTAGCTGCGTCAAACCGCAATCGCTCAACTATGTCCACGGTCACTCCTATTTTGAGAGTGACGGAAGCGTGATAATAAGTTTTCTGCGCCCGGCCTTCTTAAATCTAACTGCGCCGCCGCGATCACGTGCCGCCGCAGCCTTGCGTTTCATATTCTTTTTTGCCTGGGCAATTTTTTTCTGCGAAGCCATAACCGTTCCTAGTTGTTAAATGGGATGCTCGGCAACACTTCCGATGTGCTCCGAGAGCGCGAGCGGCCTTTGGCATCGGAGTCCTCCGCTCCTTAGACCAATCCGTTACCGGCGGTCGTCATCCCAACTGTGAAACTCCTCTATATTCACCAAGGGCTGCCACACGCCGCGCCAACCGGCGCAGCGCACAGCCATGAAAGATATTCCTCGCACTGTTCGACGGTGCGCCGAGATCCAACCCACTTGCCATTCACCCATAGATCGAACAGCAAGGCGAAGCCGCGATGATCCTTTACCGCTCGCGCTTCAATGTCTGCCGGATCGTTCACGGTCGCTCCTTTATCTCGTCTGTTCTCGCGGATGAACTTGCCCGTGATTTGCACCGACCTCGCTCACATCAAACGCATCTTTCAACCGTGCGAGTGTTTCGCCATCGGCCCATGACACCGCAACGTATGGCCGGTACGGAGCCGCGCCACCTTCACCAATCGTCCCCTGACAACTCGTATGAGTGCGAACGCCGGGGATTGTATTGAGATAGCGCACCGTGTCGGCAATGCCTTCGTCCACATCGACTATGACTTGCATTGCGATCTGCTTGTGAACAACCACCGCCGGCACTCCTTATTTTCGCGCCCAATCTTGAATGCTGCACTCAACAAGCGTGTAAAGCGCCGCACCGCCAAATCCAAAAGCGACTATTCCGGCTATAACTAATAATGGCGTCACGATGGCTCCTAATTTGACTGCTTGGCAACGCGCTCAATCTCTTTGAACATCTGGATAACTCGGCCTTCGTGATCTTGAAGCGCACATGCGGCGATGTACAAAAGCGAGTGTGTTGGCTCATCTTTGACAGCGGCAACCCGCGCCCAAAACTTCTTGCTCACTTTGCCGGAATACTGAGGAGTTGGACCTGTCATATTTTATATCCTTTAGACCATTAAGTGAGCCGCCTGCTAACCCGCTCTTGCGGGAAGACAAAAGTGGGGTTCGGAACCATCCCTGGCTAGAGCTTTGTTGGGCGCTCTTGGGAGAATGGTCGTGACGCTCTATGTCCCCGGTCGTCATCCTTTACCCGTGGAAACTCTCCTGCATATTCAGACGGATTTGCGCATAGATTTGATTTCGTCGTTCACCAGATCGACTCCGCGTAACGCGCCTTCGACGTAGGCTTGCAAAACAATAGCGTTGACTTGTGCTTCCATTCTGGCCTTGAATTTTTCTCTCACATCGGCCGGCGCGCTACGGTTCAAATTCATAGGGCTGATAACGTTCTTAATCATGGACGTTAGATCGACATCTACGGCCCACTTATCCGCAAGCCCGTCGAGGACATCTAGGCCGATCTCCGCTTTTCGCTTCGCGTTCATGCCGCCGCCCCTATTTCGACTCGGCTATATCAATGTCAGCAGAAAGGGCCGCGAGCACAATCACCAAGGCCTCGCTCACCTTGGCAAGAGACGGTCCGCGATTTTCCAACCCGAGAACTTTTTCTAGGCGCCTAAGCGCACGTCGAAATTCTTCTTCTTTGCTCATATCCGCTCCTATTTCGCTAGTCGCTCTAAACGATCAACGCGCTCACACCGCATTCTCGTTATTGCGGCATCAAGAGTCATCCGCTCTATCGTGCGCCCCATCTCGACCCAATCTCCAAGCATCTCCGCCGTCAGCCTAGTATCGGCGGGATCATCAACGACGATTGCTCGGACGGTGCCGTCTTTTATTCCGACATAAGCTGAAAGTTCATCCACAATCGGCTCCTATTTCTCGTCAGTGATTATTGGAACGGCGCCCTTCAAGATTGCCGCAGCAATGTCGTTAGCAAGACCGTCAAGCGGCACTTCATCGGCAAAGCATGGGCTGTGATCCATGAGGATGCCATAAGCCATGTTCAGCGCAATCAGCTTTGGATTCGTGCGCCGCTGTTCCCTGATGTATTCCACGCTATCCACGGTCGCTCCTGCTCATTTAGTGGGTCGGCGGACCCAAATGAAGGTTTCGTCTTTCCGCTTTTTCTTGGTGTTCTGCCAAAAGCCATAAACCGACGCGGTTGAAACTTCCATCTTGGCGGCGACCCACGGCCCTGACTTGCCGGAATTAAGATATTTGCCGACGCGCACGATCTTGGGCTCGGTCATCACCACCTTGCGGCCCCATTCCCATTTCTCGCCTTTGTCCTCGCGTTTCTCACGGATCACCGCGAGGCCGGCCTTGGTGCGCTCGGCTATCAGATCGCGCTCGAAGCCAGCGACGGCGGTCGTTATCCCCATGACAAGCCTGCCGATTGCGGTCGTGGTGTCGAGCATTTCGGTGAGGCTACGAAGGCCGACGCCCTTGTTCTTGAGCATTTCGACCAGGGCATATAGCTCCGGTGGCGATCGCGTGAGGCGATCGAGCTTCCAAATAACCAGCGTGTCGCCCTCGCGGCAGTCCATGAGCGCAAGCCGCAGACCAGGGCGCCGTTTGCTGACGCCGGACGCCTTATCGGTATGCATGTTATCGGACAGAACCCCGGCGCGCGTGAGCGCCGCCGTCTGTAGCTCCAAATTCTGATCTTCGGTCGAGACACGGGCATAGCCGATCAGCCGGTTTTCTGGCAGCGATTGCTTGGTCAAACGAACGACCCCTTTTCTGTCAGTAAGTGATATGGCATTATTGACAGAAAAGCAAGACCGTGCCTATATTCTCCACATGCCGAAACGCATCCAACGAAAGCGCACGAAGGGCTGGCGGATGCCGCCGAATACGGTCTGCGTCACGCGGCCGGGCCGGTGGGGCAATCCTTACCGCGCCAGCTTGTTCCGTGATTACAGCCGCGAGCAGCAAGTGGCCGATTACAAGCGATGGATTGATGGCGACGTTGGCGGTCGAGTATGGGCCGGGCCGCCGCCGACCGAGGCGGAAATTCGCAAAGAACTACGAGGCAAAAATCTCGCTTGTTATTGTCCGATTGGCGAGCCGTGCCACGCTGATTTGTTGCTCAAGATTGCTAACCCATAAATCTGGATTCGGAGCCCCGATCATGCCCGCAGCATTTAAGATGGAAGGCGTTTCGATTGGCGGCAAGATTTACGTCCTTGAGGCAGATTGCCGCCGAACAGTGAACGCGGCGATGGCCGCCGCCAAAAATGCCGAACGTGAGCGCTGCGCTCATATCGCCTTGGCGATTGATAGCAAGCGCGGCAATGAGAAAGAAATAGCTCGCGCAATCCGCGCTCAGACAGTTTGAATATAGAGGCCCCGGCTGTGAAACAGAAACTAGACATCACGAGTTGGCTCCGTAAGGAAGCGGAGTTAATTCATGGGTTTGATCGGGCGGCAGAAGCCGCTGACGAGATCGAGCGGATGCGGAAAGCACAGCCCTGCGTCTGCCCGAAATGCGGCGGTCGCGGCACATATCAAAACGGCAGCTTCACGTTGAAGGAATAGGCCCGCATGGAAAACGCCAAAGGCCAACCAGACGCCGCCAGGCTTATTTTCGCCACAGCCCAAAAAATGGTTGACGTGCTAGACGCATCTGAGTTGCCAGATGGGCCGTTGAAGGCGGCTGCAATAAAGGTGTTGGCAATCACCTACAACATGGAAGCTCGCGCTCAGAAGGAATAGGCCCGAAAATGAGCAAATCAGAAATAGAGATGCTTCGCAGTCTTGGTTATCCTTGGGCCATTAGAGCCGCCGACGAGATTGAGCGGTTGCAGAAACAAGTGAACGATCTTGAATTTACTCTCGACTGCCGAACCGAGGCGTTAGAAGAAGCTTCCGAACAATAAAGGCCCGATATGCTACTGCCTAGGCCACGCTTTGACCCACTGGATCGGTACGCAACCGAATTGGCCGACTTTGTGGTTCAAAAAGAATGGCATCCATCGAATGCCTCCAGGTCCATGCGCTGTCAAATTCTTGCCGCCGAACTTCGTAGATTCGTTGGCGAGTGGCTGGCGGCAAATCCGCCGCCCGTTAGAAACGGGGATTAGGCCCTACCATGCCAACGATAATCACCAGGACTAGCTCCGCTCCGACCGAGCAGTTAGCGGAAGTCGAAAGGGCGATCCGCGAATATCATGAGGCGCTGGATCGCCGGGAGCACGGTGGCGTGGCGGCCGACAAAGCGATAAAGCATATCGAGGCCATTCTTTGTCTCGAATGGCGAAACCGATAATCCCATGCTAAATGACATAGTAGAACGCCTGCGCGAAAATCGCCCTAAAATGCCGACGCGAGATCGCTATGAAGCGGCCGACTTGATCGAGCAGAAGATGTGGCAACCGATTGAAACAGCGCCGAAGGACGGAAGCCTAATCGTGCTGGCCGATTATTCCGGCTTTCGTGAGCGCGGCAGCGACGGCATGTGGATAGCGACGGGATGCTGGAACGCCGCCGAAAACGAACTTGAGAACGGCAGGTGGTGGGACCGAACAGAGTACCTTTATACGCCGACACACTGGATGCCGTTGCCCTCACCTCCAACTCTAACAAAATAGCCCGGAACCGTGACTAAGATCGAACAGATGCTCGAAATGGTCCTTACCAATCAGGTCACCATTATGCGTTGGATGCTCACAGCGAGCGACGAGCCGGGATCAGGAAGAAAATCCGATCATCGCAAAACGATGGGCACCCGCGCCGAGGTCACCGAGAACTGGCTAAAGTATCACCCGCCCAAGCAAATAAAATAGGCCGCCGATGGAACAGTGCGAATGTGGCCGTCCGAAAGGGCAATGCGTTCAGGGCGACATGAAACGCTGCCCTGCCCTAGATGATGACGAACTCGATAACGAGCCACCGCTCTACACCGAAACAGACGACGACAATTATTGAATATGGAGCCCCGATGGAAAAGCCACTCGAAGAACTAGAGCCACATGCTTATGTCCCAAGCGCGATGCACATGGGCGATTGTCAGGTCTGTGGGCACCTTCAGGGATCGCCTATTCATTCGCCATTTACCAGCATGGGAACGCCCATCAGTGACGCCGAAATCAGGCACACGATCTGTTGGGATGATGGAGAAGATCGGGACGCGGCGCTTGCTGGCGGCAAATACGTGACCTGCGCCGGAGAGTGGCGGCAGCGACCGGATACCTGCTGGCAGTTCTTCAAAGACCCGACCGTTGAAATCTGAATGTAGAGGCCGCCGCCATGAAAATCGACATGCAAGAGATTGAGCGAATCGGCGGCAGGGCAAAAAACCCTGACATTGATGCCGCGCTTCGCATTCTCGAAATGAATGGTTTGGTCGTTGAGGAACGCCCTCGCGTTGATCGTGGCGACGACCACAGAACGGTCAATACGCCAACCAGTTTTTTTAACTCTAGCCGTTGAATGTAGAGGCCCCGATGCCCTACCTAGAAACAATAGAGTTGGCTGCTAGGCGTGCTGCTGAAAGGCTGCAAAAGTCGGAGGATCACTCCATGTATTGCGCGGGGTCTGCGCTTGAAACCTTGGCCGAAGAAATCCTTTCAATCATCAACGAGCGCAAGCGAGACGCTGCGCAGACAAAATAGGCCCCGACCATGACCGACGAGCAGAAAGTCGCCTATCTTAACGCGCAAGTCGTCTGCGCTCAGATTGAGGTCGCCGGGATGCAGGCTGAAAACCAGCACCGCATGAATACAGGAAATTCAATCGCCTATGGCGAGGAAGCCTTCGCCGCCGTCGCCAACAAATATGGCATCCACCACAACGCCGTCCTTGGCTTGTTCCAAGGTTGAATGTAGGGCCAGATCGTGAAGGCGCGTTGGCGCGTCGCTGGTACAAGGCCAAGGCCGACCTACTCATCACGATAGGTCTTGGCGCTCTAACAAATAAGGCCGACTGCTCAGCAGCAGTTTCCATATCCAGAATAATGAACGCCGAGCAGCACGATCGCCACGATAAAGGCGACCGCGATTGCCACTCGTGTCGCCATCAGTGAAAAAACCCTGCGCGCATAACGCCACCGAATAGCTCGGCAGCGATCCAACACGCTATACCGATCCAAGCAAAGCGTCGCGTCTGCCATGCCTCGATGGTAACAAACACAAAAGCGAAAGCCAGTAGGACTAGACCTAAGTTCTGCATCAGAACCTCCCAAAAATAACGAGGACGATAACGACGAGCAGCACTAAGCCGATGCCGCCGCCAGCGTGATACGGGCCGCCGAAACAGCCCTCGCCAGACACCACGCAACCAGTCAATAGAGCCCACTAAGGAGATACCAATGAGCGCGCGTCCCGGACGGGTGAAAACCAAGATGCGGAACCTGAAACAGCGGGCTTCGGCTCGCCCCGCTCTTGGCCGTAGTCGCAGGCGTCGTAACCCTGCCGCGCTCGCCTTACTTGGAGATATAAAATGACGACAGCACGAACCGATGGGGTCCGCGAGCTTACGAAAAAGCCGGAAAGCGAAATGACGGAGAACGAACATCGCGCCGTCGTTGCCGCGCATTTTTTCATGGCTGAATTGATGGTCAATGAACGCGGGGCAATCGTGCCAGCCGCCGACGACAAAGACGGCGTTCGTGCTGTCGATTATCTCGCTTCAATAATGTGCGATTTGCTCGATGACAAATCCACTTCCGCAACTGTAACAAAACTGCGTGATGTGCTGCGCCAAATTTCTGAAATGAAACGAGAAGATTTGTATTTGGCGGATAGCGAACTGCCAATCGACAATGCTGCCGCGTGGACTGCTAAAAATGCTCTTGCTGAAACCAGTCAATAGAGCCCAGTCATCGGCTCAGTACGGCTTCCCGCGTTCGCCATCATTAAATTCACTTAGGCCGAATGCTGCAATGGCTAGAATTATCGCCACGATTCCCAATGCACTGAAAATCAATTGCATGGCTTAATCTCCTATGGATTTTCTTTTTTCTTCACGTCGCTAAGTTTCTTATCCTCCGCGGTTTTCTTTTCTGCTGCCACCTTCTGTTGGTCAGAGATCTGCTTATTGAGATCGGCTATGAATGGATCTGCGTCCTTCTTTGGGAGATTTAGCAACGCCTGTCCTAACATTTGGAGTTGTTCTTGAGTAAATTCCAATGTGGTCTTAGGAGCGACTTGCGTATTTTGTGCAAGAGTAATCGACGGCGTGATGGTTAATGCGAGCATGGCGAAGGCAAAAGCGATTTTCTTCATGTGGTTTCCTATTTGGATCGGTTCTGGATCTTGCGGGTGCCTTTTGGCGGCCACCTGTTCGCTGATTTAATCTTCTGTTTCGGTCGATCTCGGATTGGTGTCTCGATGTGGCGCTGGCGCTTGATTAGAACGCGATCTGGATGCTGGCCGTGTTCGCCCCTTACCAGAGTTTTTATTCGGTGGTCGACCGCAATCCGGTAAATCAAATAGTCTGGATCGTTGGCGGCTGGCGTGTAATCGACGTGCTCGCCATTCCGATAGACCTTCTTGCGGGCACCTAATGGTGGATCGTGATCGAGGTGGACAGGCTCTGCACCGAATAGCATCATCAGAAGCCCTGCCAGCCTAACTGCGTTGTTCGCATTGGGGCTCGCCTTAAATCCTGCCTGCCGTTCCGCGACTTTGAGGCGCACCTCTAGGGGAATGTACGGCCTCGGTAATCGGCTCATCTCGATTGCCACACCAACCATGCGACGGTCAGGACGTTAAACGAACCAATGACGATGACGATTTCCCAAAGCACTCGATTCATCTTGTGACTCCACTGTGATCTTCGCGCGGCGCTCGCTTGGATGCTTCCTTCGCAACTGTCGATCGGCTCAGTCCTGGGTTAAGGGCTGCGACAATATCCAGCACGGCATCTTTGGAAGCCTTGAATTCCTCTGCGGACATTGATGGCCGAGATTGTGATTTCGGATCGAAAACCTTAACCACATCTCCGCTTATTTTTATGACGGCATATTCCGCGTGGGCACGGATGATTTTAGCTAGGTGCGCAGCCTTTCTAACCGAATCGCAAACATAATCCTTCTCGGTATAGAAACCTGCCTGTACTAATGCCCATGCGCGGAGATGTTCAATCGTCGGGAATCGTTTAGCGATGTCCTCTGGCAGGTTGTTCCACATTTCATGGAGCGATGCGAAGTAGAAATTGTGCGAGGCCATTGATCGAGCCTCAACTACCTGCAGCGGATAGACCTCTCCGATCACGAATTGCCGGTCACATAGCGTGGCAAACCGCTGTTCCGGTTTCATGGTGCCGTCATCGCGCCAAACAAAATTGACCGGCCGCATTTTCATTCGGGAGATCCCATACTCCGCAGTCGCTCGACCAGCTTCTTAAGGTCATAACTAAACTGCTCGATCTCGTTAGAGATTTGTTTGATATAGGAATCGTCGCGCAATACTCGGACAGTGAAGTCGGGCATCCTCGGATAGTAGATTTTGAAATCCCACCACTCGCGCTCGCAGACCCACATATTGCCTTGGACTTGGGCGCGATGTTCGTTTGGCATTGCCGATCCCTTATCGAACAGTTCGATCATCAGTGCGGGGATCATGGTCTTGATCTCTAGGCCTCCGTCATCGCCTATCAGGGCATCGGGGCTGGCACCAACTGTGGCGAATTTCATAAGACTAGCGTTCTTTACAAACCCAACTTGGCGAAGGTCCGCGAACTTTGTCCTCGCATAGTGATCGCGGGCCTCGGCTTCCATCTCGTTCCCGCGGGTCATAGCGGAACCCTTGAATGTCTCGGCTGGTCGACCAGTGATGATCTCGCCGGCTAACTCTCGCAGGTAGCGGGTCCGCACCTTGCCTTCGCCGGCAGCCATGATGTCGGCAAAACGCGATGCGGTGGGAATGCCTAGTCGCAAACTTTTCCATTCATCCGTTCCCTGTTCACAATCGAATATTTCGATGGTCGGCTCCGGAGGGGCAACCTTCTTCTGCGCTGCCTTCGCCATTACTTCGTCTCCGCCTTTTTGGCCTTGTAGCCATCGCAAGCTTTGATTGCTTCGTTGAATAGTCGCGCTGGTAGCTGCGCCACCATGTCGATCTGATAATGCTGGCAGAACTTTGGGCGACCAACGCCGCATGCCTCGATGGCGTCGATCAGCGATGATTCCTGTTCAGCGGATATTTTCGGATCTGCCTCAGATTTATTGACCGCAATCTTGGCGTCGTCGTCAACCGCAGCGGCAAGTCCAAGGGCTGCCTTAAGCGTGTATCGCTGTAGGTAAGTCACAGTCGATCCGACCGCCTGGATGCTGTTCTTATTTCCCGTTTCATCGCGTCCGGCCGAAAGTGTCGTTTCCTCAGAATGGCCGAGACGGTGGGATAGGATACAGGTTACGGCCACGGTCGGACCTTCGATCGATGTTCGGTATCGATAGGAAAGGCCTTGGTCCGCCAAGATAGGGTCAACCGTGCGCGCGATCTCGGCCATGTCCTCGTGCCGATAATTCGTCCGCCCCTTCGCACTGGTAAAGTCTACGGTGCGGTTCTTTTTAATCGGCGTAATCTTTGCTTTGGCATTTGCCATCGCCTCGTCGAACGCCTTGCGGGCGTTGTTCTTCTCCCACCGCTCTTGAAGGCCCATCAGCTTCTCGATGATCTCGACATTCGCTCCCTGCGCAACCGCCTTGTCGAGCATTTGCATCGGCGTCAGTGCGGCTGATGGCGCGAGGGCGAGAGCCATTTTCTTCGCTATCGGCTTACCAGACACCTTCTCTGGCGGCATAACTTCGATCTTCTCAACGGTGGCGTTCATAGGATTTTTCCTGTTTTTATCTGATTACTGTGTCGTCGCGCATCTCAATGATTGCGCCCTGCATTGGGCGCTTATGGGAGGTGGTTTTCGCCCAAGCCTTAAGGGCTTTTAGTGCATCTTCCTCACGAATAAATGGCCACAAAACCGCCGGGTCAAGCGCCATCTTATCGGTGATTTCGACATATCCGACTTGGCGCATAGTCACGAGGCGACCATCATCAAATTGCGAGCGGGTCATATCGGCTGGCTTGCGGAGGGTGTCGATATGGGCCTCCTCGGCCTTGTCGGCAGCTAGACTGGCCTCGACTAGCGCCGCACTGGCGGCCTGCTCTGCCGCGATTGCCGCAGCGGATTTTGTCTCGATGTGTTCGGCCTTGCGCGCCCGATCGGCAGCTAGGCGACGTTCCTCGGCTTCACGGGCAAGACGGGCCTCCTCGGCACGGGCTGCAGCAGCGGCGCGTTCTGCGGCTTCCGATTCGATGCGTCGGCGTTCGCGTTCCTCGGCCAGTTTGCGCTGCTGATAGACGTTCACTCGCTTGGTAAGGATTGCCATGCCCTTTTCGAGTCGCGTCTTGATGGTGTTAAAATAACCATCGACGGCTTGGCCTCCGCGCAAGAATGGCTCTTTCTCCGAAACGCGGGCACCCTCGGCGCGACCGATGGTATCGCGCATGCGGACTACAACATCGGAAAATTCCTTCAGGGTTTTCTCGTCATCGACGCTTTCGGGAAGGCTTCGCGCTTCCTCGAGAACGCCGCTGGTCGACTTAGCCAACTCGGCATAATCCTCGGCCATACGGTCGGTGATCTGCTGGGCATAATCGGGGGCTTGATTCGATCCGGCTATTGCGCGCGGGTTTTCTAGCGTTTGATCCATGGTGGTTCTCCGTTGAATGGACGCATGGCTATCATCATCCAAGCCGCATTAGATTGCAAGCGGGAAAACCCGATTTGCTTCTTTACATACTGTTTTTATTACCGCTATATGTGGGGTCATGAAGATCGAGCCGGTACTACGGGATAATCTTGCCATCTTGGCGAAGGCCTATTGCGCCCATACCGGGACGACGCTGGGCGTGCTATCCCGCAAGGCCCATAATGACCCTCCCTACTTTGAGCGGCTGATGGCCGGGGAGGGTACGGTATCGGCTCGGGCCTACGACAAGCTGATCCCATGGTTTGAATCGAACTGGCCGAAAGGGGTATCAGCCCCCCTGCTTTGGGCTATTATCTGCCATCCACCTGCAACCCGCGAAAGGAGCCAAAATGGCACCGCGAAAGAAGTCCGGCCCAAAGCCGGAAAAGCAAGAAGCCGTTAAATCGTCGGACGTTACCGGCATGATTACGGCGAAAGCCTTAGAAAATATACTGAAACTCGACAAAAGGACCAAGAATGCCCAAGCGGAACTTGCTGGGGAACTTGGCGCTGAGATCGGCAAAGCTGTCGAGAAATACGGCACGAATCGCAAGGCTTTGGGCGTAATTCGGCAATTAAACCGGATGGAACCCGAGAAACTGGCCGATTTCCTCGACCATTTCGACTATATGCTGGAAGTTTCTGGCATCGAAAAACGGGCAGAATCGGTCCAAAGGCTGCCTATGGAGCCCGAATCGGAGCCGGAAGCCGAGGAAGAGGCCGAATCGCCTGCGGAACCCGATGCCAAGGTATCCCGGCCTCAATTTGGGGCAAAAGCGGCTGCGGAGGCCTAGGTGGGGCTCGCGCTCGACCTATTCAGCGTTACGGGGGCTGCCTCACAGGCGGCCCCCTATTGCGTGGTAGAACTTTCCGGGGTGCCGGTTCCTAAAGGTAGGCCCCGCTTCCGCTACGTGCCTCCTGGGGCCAATGGCAGGGCAGGATTCGTCCACGTCTATACCCCGAAGGCCACCGAGGTTTACGAGACGGCACTAAAATGGAAGGGCAAAGCCGCCATGCGGGGGCGGGCCCCGCTCGAGGGGCCATTGGCCGTCCGCATCTTCGTCATGCTGCCGGTTCCGAAAAGCTGGCCTATTAAGAAGCGGGACGCGGCGCTGGTCGGCATGATCTGGCCCGCTGGCCGCCCTGACTGGGACAATTTCGGGAAAGTGCTATGTGATGCCCTAAATGGCACGATTTGGGCCGATGACGGGCAGATTGTGAAAGCTCTGGTTATCAAGGAATACGCTGAAAACCCTGGGATTATCGCGGAAGTCTACAAACTGGATTGAGAACCACCAATGTTCGGCTTGGAATATGGGCATTACCGCGTGATTTGCGTCGATCCGCCATGGGATTTTAAGTCTAATAGCAAGGCCGAGCCAGGCCGAAATGCCAGGCGCCATTATGCCTGCATGAGCCAAGCGGAACTGGCCGCTATGCCGGTCGGGGATGTGGCGGCTAACGATTGCGCGCTATTCCTCTGGATCACCGGGCCCATGCTGGCGATCGGGGCCCACCTGCCATTGATGAAGGCATGGGGCTTCAAGCCATCGGGGATGGGCTTTGTCTGGATCAAGCTTAATCCTCGAGCCGCATCGCTATTCATGCTGAAGTCGGATCTGGCGATGGGCGGCGGATTCACGACACGCAAGAATGCGGAGTTCGCGATCATCGGCAAACGCGGTCGATCGGTGCGTCGGGACGCTGGCGTGCATGAGGTCATTATCGAGCCGCGGCGTGAACACTCCCGCAAGCCTGAGCAATTCTATGATCGTGTCGAGCGTTATGCGGATGGCCCGCGCCTCGAGCTATTCGCGCGCACGGAGCGCGAAGGTTGGACTACCTGGGGCGATCAAGTCGGCAAATTCCCTAGTGTCCCGTCTGCAGCCTGACCACCATTAGTGGTGGACTTGCATTTCCTAAGAATCTGGACCTTAATAGAAAGCGCCGGTCAGGGTATCAGCCCTGCCGGCGCGGATCTCGGTGTGTGGGAACACCTAGAACCAGTGAGGCGGATAATATAACCGCCCAATTGGAATCCGACAAGTCCTTTCCCACAAGCTATCGGTCCCTTGCTCGAGCATAGGACCTCAATGCCAAATTAACCCATAAACCCGCCTCGTGCGGGATCGCGGAGGCTCGCCCATATGCCATCTGATCGCCAAAGGAATCGCGCGCGCCTGCGACTTTCTTTCTTCCTTTCTTTTTCTGAGTTCAAACAACTAGAAACAGAAAGGGAAGGTAAAGAGGTGAGGAGAGTCATTGCCTTCCCGATAGCCCCTTCTTTCTTTGCTGACTCACCACGAATTCTGAGCCGCGCACGAAGCCAAAACCGTGCCAAACCGAAAAACAAAAGCGTCGATGGTTTTTCCACATAGCGTGGACTGCGCTTGCTGGGATTGCATCGATTCGCTCGAGCGGGCGATGGTGCAGCAGGTAATGGACGTGCGCCTGAGCATCGATCAGCAGATAGAACTTGTCGTATCGCTAGTGTCGGAGTTCAATGCGGTTGAATTGCTGCCGGTGCTGCACACTTTGCAGTGGCTTTGCGATAATGAATTGAAAATCAGACAACGGGTAGCCGAATGAGTCTACTCCTTCGCGATCAGCCAATTAAAACGCTGCGGGCGGACCAGGGTGCTGGCGTCAGCAAATTGCGCGAAATGGTGGGGCAAGGCGAACGGCGAATCGTAATGATGGCCCCGACCGGATTCGGCAAAACGGTGGTCACCGCCGACTTGGTACGGCGGGCAAGGTCGAAGGGAAAGCGGGTGCTGGTAACGGTGCCTGCTTTGTCTTTGGTCGACCAGACATATGAAATGCTCGGCGCGCAGGGCGTGACCGAAGTCGGCATAATCCAAGCGCAACATCAGAACACCGACCCGTCGCAACCCGTGCAACTGGCGAGCATTCAAACGCTGCAGCGCCGACCAAGCATTCCGCAGGCCGACCTCGTTATTATCGACGAGATCCACAAGTGGTTCCGGTTTTATGAGAAATGGCTACGCGATCCGGCATGGGTGAATGTGCCGATCATTGGCATGAGTGCAACGCCATGGACGCGCGGGTTAGGCGCGTATTTCGGCAAGATGGTGGTGGCGAATACGGTCAAGGATATGATTGAGGCCGGGACACTATCGCGATTCCGCGTATTCGCGCCGAATCACCCTGATCTGAAAGGTGTTCGCACCGTTGCCGGCGACTATCACGAAGGCGACCTGCACGAGCGGATGGGCGAATCTAAACTGGTGGCCGATATCGTTATGAACTGGAAATATCTAGCGGAAGGCAGACCCACGGTTTGCTTTGCGGTTAACCGGGCCCACGCCGAGCAGATATCCAAGGAATTTGAGGCTGCTGGCGTGCCTTCCGGGTACATGGATTGCGACACGCCTATAATGGAACGTGCTTCGATTCGCGCTCGACTGCAGGCTGGCCGAATCAAGGTAGTCTGCAATGTCGATGTGATTGGATTGGGGGTCGACTGGCCTGAAATAAGTTGCATCATCTACGCTCGACCGACAAAATCTGAAATGCGCTACGTCCAGAATATAGGCCGCGGTCTGCGCACGATGCCGGGTAAGGACGACCTGATCATATTCGACCATAGCGATACGACTCTGCGACTAGGGTTTGTCAGTGATATTCACCGCGACGGTCTGGACGATGGCAAGCCGCGTACTGTCACTGAAAAGGTGGTGCAGCTTCCGAAAGAATGTCCGAAGTGCCATTATCTAAAACCACCGCGCATGGCGCTTTGCCCTGTCTGCGGCACCATTGCCGAGCATCACGCAAAACCAATCCATACAGCGGCTGGCGAACTGGTTGAGATGAATGGCGACCGCTTCAAAGTGGCGCCGATCGCAAAGCAGTTGAAGGGGAAGGCGCAGACCTACGGCCAGCTAATGTATTACGGCCAATCGAAGGGCTATAGCCAAGGGTGGGCCGCGAACAAGTACCGGACGATTTATGGGGTATGGCCGCGTTCGCTCGACTGGCAGCCTCACCAAGTGCCGCCAGAAATGGCGCTGGCAAGTTGGATCAAGTCGCAGAATATACGATGGGCCAAGAGCAAGAAAAACAGGTTTGATGGCGAAGTGGTAAACGGGACGGCCTATGCCAATGGCGGCAGTGTTTCGCCAAAACCTAGCAACGGATTCGTCGCTGGCACGCTATGCACTGAAAAGGATATGGAGGACTTCGCATGAACATTAGATTCGATAACATCACCCCACTAGCTCCTGGAGATTATGCGATCGGTCGCGCGCTGGTGCAGCTTGGCGAAATGCTCGATGCTGGGGTTGCGGTAGATCGACCTCCGTTACGCCTGCCGCTTGCTACCCTCACGCACATTCCGATGCACCGAAATGCGTACCCCGATTCTACCGAAAAGCAGGCGATGGATTCGCTTTGGCGCGCTGGCCGGCAATATGTGAAGGGCAATCTAACCGACGAGGAATTTAGGGAAATCAACCGGCGCTGTGATTTGGTTCTGGCGCATAAGCGTAATCCTGACTAACACGAGTTGGTTCTCGCGCAGCGTGGTGGTTCGCATTGCGCGATGAGCCAGGCACCGGGGCTCGAGTATCCAGCCTCCCGGCCTCACTTGGGCTCCGGTGCCGTCCTTCCTCAAATGCAGTGGTAAAAATTAACATCTAGGGGAAACAAATGAACTGGACCGAAGATCAAAAAACCTTTGTGAAACACGAATGGGAGGCTGGCGTCAGCGCGAGGATCATAGCTGCAGAACTCCACACCAGCAGAAACGCGATATGTGGACTGGTGAACAGGAACCATTGGCATACGCCAACCGCATACCCTAAACACCCACCGAGAAAAAACAAATCAACTCGCCAAGTGCCTTACAACATCATGAAACGTAATTTGAATCCCGTACCGCAGGGACCGCTCGAGCGTGATCCGGCCCCGACCGTGGATGACCTCAACATTCCTATGGAGCAACGCTGCACGTTGATGGAGCTAAGGCCTAATACCTGCCGCTGGCCGATTGGCGATGTATTGTCGCCGGACTTTTTCTTTTGCGGCGCCATTCCGATGGAGGATCAATCTTATTGCCCCGCGCATTTCCGGCGTGGCACATTGCCAAGGCGACACGAGCCGCAATCGCAGCCACATTCCTATAGCTTGGCAAAACATGCGGTGCGATTGTAACGGAGATCGAAACATGGGACGCGATTTCTGTTGGATAGTGTGGGCGCTGATCGATCATATCCCGAACAAATTCGACGGTCCCGGTAAGTGGCTCTTCATGAAAACCGTCTATTGGGAATTGCACTGTGGAAGAAAAATCTATTACGCGGAGGGGCAATAAATGTCGGACACAATGGTAAAATACCGCGCTCTCGCCGGCGATCTATGCGATGCAATACTGCTAGATCAGGATGGTGGCAAAGCATTGATCGACGTCACATTCCCGAATAGCAAAGAACATCTTCGGCTATCGCGGATTCCGCTGGTGATGGTCGATGACGGGCGCCGCGGTATTTGCTTTCCGGTGGCAGCATGAAAAAGAAACTAATCGATCAAGAAACTAAAATCGAGACAATCGATATTTCTGCCCTATCGCCGTATAGCAAAAATCCACGTTCGCATCCGGCGAGCCAGATCGAAATGCTGGCCAAGGCCATTCGGCAATTCGGATTTTTGAATCCGATCATCATCGACGATAAGAACGAGATTGTTGCTGGGCATGGTCGTTTCGAGGCGGCAAAGATAGTCGGCCTTAAATCATTGCCAGCCATTCGGGCTTCCCATCTCACGCCAGCGCAAATCAAAGCCTTCCGCGTGGCCGATAATCAATTGGCATCATTAAGCGTATGGGACGATGATGGCCTGCGCGAAATCCTTCAATCGCTGCAAGGAGAGGATATCGACTTCGACGCAATGGGATTTACTGCGGAGGCATTAGCGGCTGCTCTAGCCAAGCCGAACGGCGGACTCGTGGACCCAGACGATGCTCCGCCTGTCCGTGCGAATCCGGCAGTGCGGCTGGGTGATGTGTGGCTACTTGGCAGCCATCGGGTGCTATGCGGCGATTCCACAAAAGCCGATGACGTCGCCCGCGTGATGGGTAAAGATAGACCACAACTGATGGTCACAGATCCTCCATATGGGGTCGATTACGATCCGAATTGGCGTAACGAAGAAGCCGCAAAAGGAAACTTGGCCTACGCGGATCGCCGCGTAGGGGTAGTGAAGAACGACGACCGCCACGATTGGCGAGAGGCATGGGCGCTGTTTACTGGCGACGTCGCCTATTGCTGGCATGCCGGTCGGCATGCCAGCAGCGTGCAGACTTCCCTTGAATCAACTGGATTGATGGTCCGCAGCCAGATCATTTGGGCGAAGTCGAACTATCCGATCTCACGCGGCCACTATCACTGGCGCCACGAACCGTGCTGGTATGCAGTGCGAGAAGGCAGAACCGGGCATTGGCAGGGCGCTCGCGATCAGACCACGCTCTGGCAAATAAACCTTGATAAGAACGTGGATGGTGGGCATTCGACACAAAAGCCTGTCGAATGCATGCGCTTACCGATCATCAATAATTCCGCACAAGGTGAATATGTTTATGATCCATTCGTTGGATCTGGCACGACTCTAATCGCCAGCGAAATGGAAGGGCGACATTGCCTAGCGATTGAACTGGACCCGGCCTATTGCCAAGTGACCATTGAACGCTGGGAGGCATTTTCGGGATTGAAAGCAACGCTTGAAGATGGTGGACAGACGCTAGAGCAGGTCACGCGCGCTCGGCGCGCTGTCCGAGCCAATGGGGGGACCAATGCAGTTACCGATCCACAGCATCCACCGCTACGTTCCGCTCGTCGACGCGCTCGAGTTCGTGCGCCTGGGGTGGTTGCCGTTACCGAGCCTTAATGGAATCCACCACGGCGATTGGTCGGTGCATTGCTGCTGGCCGTGCCAATGTGTGCCGCCCGTGCCCATCGGGACCGATCTGGCTAGGCATTAAGCCTCAGAAATAGGCCGTGGTGGATTTTTTGGCTTCTTGTGGCCCCGTGGTACCAGTTTATCCGCCGACGCGCCCTGTGCCTGCCCTAGGGCTTTTACGGCGGCAGCCTTTTTGGCCTCTCTAGGCTCTTTCCGGTTATTCTGCTGGAATCGCTGTTCGCGCTGAACGCGAAGGGCAGCTTCACGGGGTCCGATCGGTTTTGCCATCATTGCCCCGTCGCGCAGGCATAGTTCGGTGCCGTGCCATTCCAGCCGCAGGTATGATCCCGCTGGCTGGCAAAGGCGAGGATACCGATTACTGTGGCAATCAGCATGGTGCCGAGGAATCTGGTAGTTGCGGTGTTTTTGAGCATGGTGGTTCTCTTATAGTTTGAGTGCTTCGTAGGCGATGGCGGAGGGATCGTCTGTGTCGCCGTTTGAAATCTTCTGCAAAATAACCTGCAGCCGTTCGATCTCGTCAGCGGCCTCGCCCATTAGACCTATTCCCTCTGGCGTGAATCCCTCCACCATTGCTAACCTAGCCTGAATGGCTCCGTCTCTCAGTCTGTGGATGATATCCGCCATTTCTGCCCTTAATCGTTCGTGCGGAGGGAGAAATCAGTCGGGCAATGGCCTTCGACCATTTGATCGCATCGGTCGACCAGCACATTTGCCGCATCACTCATCCACTCGGCCAAAAGCTGAAGGCGCTTGCCAGTCGAGGCCCGCATCCATTCCCGGCGCTGTGGAGTATCAATCTTGATTGCATCGCAATCCTCAATGCCTAGGGCACGCTGTAGCATACGGCAGGCAGCATCCGGCTCGGCTAGGATCGCGGCGGTGAAGATTCGGTTATCGTTGGAAATCGGTGTGTTGGTCATTTGGTGGTTCTCCATGCGGGTTTTCCCGCAAACGGATAATGCGCTTTCCGCAAAGGCAGTCAAGTCGATTTCAACATTTATTTATTAGCTCGGAAACGCCCATAAACCGGCCATAACTGCGACTAGGGCGGTAAACAGGGCTAGGCTTACCAGCGTCGCGGCCTCGTGGGCGATGAAACGGGAGATTGACGGGTTTGGCGCATGTTCGCGGCACATCAGGCCTGATTTAGTGCAGCCGCAGGGCAATTGATCGGGCATATGGTCCTCCTTCGTTGGGAAGGCCATAATCGCCGGCAAAGTTGAATAAATCGTTAATCCGCACCCATTAGCCGGGCCAAGGCTATCTCACGGTCTATACCTACCAGAATAGAAGGGGACGCCACTCGTTCGAGGAATTTTCGGTGCTGCACTAAGGAATCGGCATATTGTCCTAAGATGCAGCAGACTGTTTCCCGGCCTAGCTCAGTCAGGGCGCTATGGGTCGGGGCCGAGACGTTGTGATTGCCCATCGCGTTCGACCAAAATATAAGACCATGACGCTTGAGAACGACTCGGCTTCCCTCCCTCGGACTACTCCGGTCGATCGGATTTGGCCCATTGGCGTGTTCGATCAAAAGGTCGCGTTGCGCAACTTTCAGAATGGCAGCGATCTGTGGGGCTCCGGTCGGCATGGGTTTGGTCCTCTTTTTGATGCCTTCGGTGCATAGTCGGGTTTTCCCGCTTGGAAGTCAAATGGGGATGTGCTATGCCTTCAATTATGACTGACGGGCCAAAGATACTTACCGAAAACGGCCACCGGATTCTCTCTCGTGGTGGAGCGGACGGAGTATCGGACGATGATCTGCTAGTACTGGAAATTCTCAAGCGCGCGCCTGGTATGTCACAGGCGGATTTGCAGACTTGTTTTGTGGAAATCCGCATGGAATATGGAGAAGATGCAGTTAAGGCGATAAAGTCGGGACACGTTAAGTTCGCCAAGAGCAAGCCGCAATGAACACGATTGAATATGTCGAAAAGCTCAGTCTGCAAAACAAATTTCGGCTTGTGGAAATCGCGCATGAAACGAGAGACGAGGAGGTTAAATCGGCTGCATTAAGTATTCTCCGTCAATCTCAGACTGTAATGGTTGTGCCGAAAAGCGCTTTTACTGAGCCGGGCACAATTCAATGGGTTGATCGAAAATAGTTTCGTGGGCAAGGGAAATCCACGTCGGTTATCATGGGGATCGATGGTCACAAACCAAAGGCAGCATGCACAGAGGGCCTTGCCGGCCCGAAAGGGTACATCTACGTCCTCTAATGCTGTCGCGCTCATGAACTGGAATGTCGATGATCATCAAACTTGAGCCCACCGGCCAATTCGAGGTATTCCGTGGTGTGCAGTTTCGGGTATTCGTCGGTGTCACGGATAGCGGGATAAAACTGCAAATGCTTGGCATGTTTAGGATTCCAAACGATAACGACCGCGGCAAGTTTGCATCTGAGATAAGCGCCATTCCAGTTGATAGCATCGGGCATTTACTCGCCACTGAGGGATTGATTACGCCATGACCCGTCAAACAAGAAAATCGCGTCGTGAAACGCAAGAGCATCCGATCCAGACCAAGAAGGGTCGCAAATGGGCGATAGCGGACGTTGAAGCTGCAAAGCGGGTACTCGGCGGCCTCGGTGCGTTGATGGCTACCTGGGCCGAATGCGCTACTGCGTTGGGGATCTCTGAGGCCACGCTATCCCGCATATTCAAACGCTGGCCCGAGGCAAAGGACGCCTACGAGGACGGCAAGAACGGCGGCAAGATCAGTCTGCGTCGGACGCAATTCAAACTGGCCGATCGCAACGCCACGATGGCGATATTCCTTGGCATGAACTATCTCGAACAAAAGGACATGCGGAATTTCAATCACTCCGGCGACGTCAAGCATTCCCACGAGCATACGGTAATCGGCATGATGCTGAAGGAGATCGATGAGGAAGCCCGCGAAATGCCGATGATCGAGCATCAGCCAAATAAGGAGAATGCGGCATGACGATAGTATACGCGGTACTCGGCATCGCCGTTGGCCTAGTGGTGGTTTCCGGCGCATGGCTATGGGCGACAAGTCGGTCGGATTGAGGATTCAGCATGAGCGAAGCCAATATCCACGTCATCGATCTTCCTGCGACCGATATGCAGGTTACGGAGGATTTCGCTATCCGTATTCGTGCTGCGCTCGACGTGCTTTGCGCCTTGGAAAACGAAGTGGTTAAGGCTGGCTTTGCCGTTACCTATCAGGTTGGGTTTAACGGGTTCGGGCAGAAATCGGTTCAGACGCTATCGGTGCTGAAGCGGTTGGCTTGACGTCGCCGCATTCGTTTGGTCTGCTGCCAATGCAAACTCCGTGCAAGGCCTCAGTGGTCGAGGAGGTGCCCATGTGCCGTCGCAGTTAAAAGCTGCGGCTCGATGTTGGAAGCCGAGCAGGCATCAAAACACCGCGATAAACGAAACAGCAATGCCCTGTCGGTTGCCGATGGGGCATTTTTCGTTGTAGGGTGTGCAATCAGGAATCGGAGCGCCTATGATCCCAGAAGTTGGCTCAGAGTGGTACGCCCGCGATGGTCGCGTGATGCGCGTCGATGAAGTGGTTATCCCGGTTCTCCCGCAAGACATGCCGTGGGCCAAGGTGACAGTTCTGAATGCCGGAAAGGGCATGAGAAAGACGACAACAATGAACACAGGAAACTTCGGCACCGATCTAGCATCGGCATTTCTCAGACCTCGCAAAGCATCATAGGAGGCGTCCAATTCCATTCGCATCAAAAAACCAAGCAAAGGCGATGTTTTCGGCCGCTGCCGGCCATTCCACCATCGGTATTCCTAAGTCTGTCGGCACTAAATTCGTGAAAGACTCGGTCGGCATGAAGGTCGGCAAGCTACCGAAATTCAAGAAGCCGAAAATGCCTAAACCTCCCGGCACTCCCGGTGCGCAGCCATTCGGTTCTCTCTCGCCTGGTGGCGTCAATTCCGATATGCCGTCTGCACCACCATTGCCAGGCGATGGAGAAATGATGTGATTACCCCTATTCCAGAAGCTCCCATTCCGGTCAATGAACACAAGCCTCAGCCAAAGCAGCAGCAAGCCGAACACTACAAAAACGTCTCATCTCTGCTGGCCCGCTATGAGACTGAGGCTGCTGACATGATCAGCAATCAGAACGCACCTGCCCAAGCGGTCGGGGAACTGCTACAAGCCATTTCGCTTTTGCGCGCCGAGAAGCAGTTTCATCGGCCATAAGGGAGTGGTGATGAGTGACGGTCGCGCCGCCAATCTAGCCGCTGTCAAGGTTCGCCTCGACAACCCTAACCCGGCAGACGCTGTTCCTATTTCTGTGGATTTCGATCCAGGTGGGACTGGTCTATTCAACGTCTCAGCGGACAAGATCGGCAGATTGTGGGCTTATGATCACGAAGCGCGCGAGTTGCGGATGGTATTTGATCCGCGCGATGCGCCGACTTGAGTGGAAATACCATGAATGCGATTCCATCAGTCCCGTTCGGTTTGGCCCCAGGATTGGGAGATTCTCAACAGGTTCAGCCTAATCAAAATAATGTCCAAGTGGCCGATGCAGGTGGCGCACCCCCTTATCCATTGCAAATAGAAACCATACTGCATGGCCATGCGGCTGGAATACTTTCGCCAGCGCAGGTGCATAGTGCAATGCCTCCCGGTTGGACCGCTAATCTCCGTCGTGGTAGCTATGAGTATGAAGTTACTGCACCTGATGGAACGATCCACTATGTTCCACCATAGGCTGAAAGAATAACCGATGGCATTCAACGTCCGTCTACATTTTTACCGCGGCAACACGCAAATGCGCGATGTGCTGCCGAAGCAGTATTCAGCCGATTCAATCCGGATGCTTGAGGAGCCATACGAGGCCTCGCAAACCCTTGTCAGCAATGCCGGCACGCCGGTCACGAGTTCACCAGATACCACCCATGATCGCGTGACCATGCTTAGGGTTGAAGTCCCTGACGGCCAAAGCATCCGCTACGAGGTGCTTACGCCTGGATCGGCACGGGTGGTTGGCACCAACTCGCCGCGCATGTCGGGAATAGATTACTACCCGTTTTCGCCCGGCTGGACCTTCGCATTCATCGATCAGGCCTCGGCACCGTGAGTTCTAGGATTGTCTTTGCAATCGAGGATCTGGTCCGCGAGATTCACGTGATATCCGGAACCGCTGGCGGTCCCATCACGCTTATTCTGGCACCGACCGATTTCGACAATATCGCGGCCGAAGTGGCAAACCACTACGGCATCCTTCCGGGCAATGGGGAACGGTTTACACTGGCTGGTCTGACGATCATGCGGAGGCAAAATGTTGGAGAACGGGCAGACGGCCGACTTGGAGAAAGTACGCACGACCAAGGCGTACCGGCAGCGTAAGGCCCAATTAGCCAACCGGGAATGGCGGCTCGATAATCTCTATTTCATCCGGAGCGAACAGGGCGAGCGCATTCCGTTCATTCGCAATCCAGCGCAGCAGGCGTTCTTTAGTTCTATGTGGCTACGGAATATAATCCCTAAGGCTCGCAAATTGGGAATGTCTACATTCATAGAATTGCTGATGCTGGATAACTGCATTTTCTCGAGCGGGAAGGTCTGCGGTATTGTCGATCGGTCGCTGGATGATGCGGTCGATAAGCTTGGGATGATCGCCTTTGCCTACGACAACATGCCGGATGAAATCCGCAAAGCTGTGCCTCTAACGCGGCGGGCCGACAAATATCTGGAATGGGCGAACGGATCGAATGTGAGCGTTGGCACCTCCTACCGCGGCGGCACGCCGGCATTTCTACATGTGAGCGAATACGGCAAGATCAGCGTGGACTCGCCGGATTCAGCTACTGAAATCAAGACCGGCGCTATTACCGCCGTTCCCATGACCGGGCAGGTATTTGTCGAAAGCACTTGGCATGGGACTGGTGGTGAGTTTTCTAAAATGACCATGGCTGCCAAGGCGCAACTGGATCGCCATGCGCAGCTTACGCCGCTAGATTTCAAGTTTCATTTTTACGGCTGGTGGATGAAGCCTGAGTATCGGCTGGCGAATAACCTTGTGATCGTCACGCAGGAATTGCGTGAGTATTTCAAGGATTTGGAGGCCAAGTTCGGCGTTAAACTCGATGCCGACCAGATGGCTTGGTATCAGAACCGATACAGCGATCTCGGGCTCGACAAGACTCACGAGGAATTCCCGTCCTCGCCTGAAGAGCTATTCCTGACGTCGAATGAGGGCGCATTCTTCAAGCGGGAGATGTCGAAGGCTCGGCAGGAAGGCCGTATAGGCGGTCTGGTGCCGTTTGACCCCACGAGGCGGGTGAATACGTTCTGGGATATTGGCGAGGACACCACCGCGATCTGGTGGCATCAGTCGGACGGTCTACGGCATCGAGTAATCGACTATTACGAGGAAGAGGGCTGGTCGCTGCAGGGAGCTTGCGCGATGATTGACGATAAGCGGCGAACGCGGAAATTCGTCTATGACAAGCACTACGGGCCACACGATATGGGCAATAAGGACTGGGGCAATTCGGCGCAAACTCGCAAGCAAACGGCCAAGGGACTAGGCGTGGAAATCACCGTAGTGCCGCGGATTGAGAACAAGGACGACGCTATCGAGGCTGCGCGGCGCATGATCAACAATCTGTGGTTTGACCAGGAGCATTGCTCGCTCGGTGTCGAGCGCCTTGAGAACTACCGAAAGAAGTGGAACAAGACGCTAGGCGTCTATACTGCGGAGCCAGAGCATGACGTTTCCTCGCACGGTGCCGACGCTTTGATGTGTGGTGCCTGCGGTTTGGTTCCAGACAAACCGAAGTCCGAATCACGTTCCAGGTTCGAAGAGCATCGGAGAACTTCGCAATGGGCATCCTGAGCGTCCCATGATATACGGTGGCATGACCGAGGCAGACCAATGGGCGTGAAAGCTTTGCGCGATGCATTCGATGCAGCGGCTGACGGTCGCCTCACATGTCAAACGGCATTCCTCGATTACGTCCGCCAAGATGGCACCGAATGGCAAAAGCTTACATTTTCTGGTATCGATTCCGCTGGGGCGGTATTTTCGGCTGAGTCTGCGTTGCTGCCGCCAAAAACTGACCTGACAGAGGCCGCCGGCGATGTAGCCCGCGAACTCATCAAACCGAAGGCTGCGACCCAATGAGATATCTAGGACAAGCGATCGGTGCCGTTGCTCTATTGCTGGCCGTCGCTCTTGGATCTGCACCAACACACGCCGCAATAGTCGTCGCCAGTTGTCCGAATACTTTCGGCTCGCCGCTGCCTACTGGGAAAACCGGACAGGATATTCTCGTCGATATAAATGGAAATCTCTGCGCGGCGATCACGGCTAGCATTTCTGGCTTTACCGCTGCCTCAACCGGCACACCGATAACGGCCACAACTGGCGGTGCGGCGGGAACGTTGCCAACTGGAACGGTCGTCGTCGCAACCAACGTCGGTGCGACCAACGGCGCCTATTGCGCGCTTGGGGCTTCGGCAAATACATCATCTCAATATATCGCACCAAATGGCGGCTGGTTTGCCTTCACGGTCGGCGCGGCGACGCAGCTGACGTGCGCGACCTCGACCAGCACGACAACGGTCAACATGACTGGCGGGGCGGGGCTCCCTACGGGCACTGGCGGTGGCGG